CTTCAACCAGTAAACAGTTGATAGAGTCTTTGACTCGTCGAAATCTATTCTGGGCCAATTTTATAAGGGCTGATGGGTCTGCCACCAGATGTAACATTTTCTTTCCCCGAAAGAGTGTTGCTTTGTTTCCCCAACATGTGTGGTATCCAGAGGCTAAAATGAAAGTAGCTAATGAAAGTGGAGAAATGGTTGAAGGAGAACCTACTCCTACGCTTACTGTTGAAGTGCGCAGGCATGGATCTCCTGGAGGCGTCTTTACATTTGTAGTCGACGAAGCTTCATGTGTTCGACCTCCGGATATGGATTTAACATGTGCATTTGTGCCAAATTGTCCAGATTTAAGGGATGTAACTAAGTGGTTTCCAACCAACTCTCCTTCTGGGCGCGTTCTTTCAGACATTATTGTGTGTGACAACGTACTTCATCCAGGTGAACCAAATACTTTCACTGCAGAACGTGTGGAGGTCAAGATGGGTCCTGTCAAACATAGTGGAATGGAATTTCAAGGAGGTTCATACAAAACGTCTCTTGCCCGAGTAGGATCTTGCATGGGATGTTTGGTGAGCATCACAAAACGCCCAGTGTTGATAGGTTTTCACATGGGAGGAAATCTTACTGGGACTGGAGTGATGCAAACCTTGTCTTTGCCAGATTATGAGCGGTTAATTGCGTTGCTTGACAATTTGCCAAACGTAGTGATTTCTGCTAACGCTGCAGAATTACCACGATTGCAATACAACAAAACCGTTTTGATCAACGACAGGATACATCCAAATTGCATGGCTGCAAAAATGGGTGTGAACGATTGCGTAGAGCTGTACGGATCGACACAAGCCCGAATGAAACAACGCTCCACAGTGATGACGAGTATTTTGTCACCCTACATAGAAGAAGTGTGTAATGTTCCCAACCAGTGGGGACCGCCGAAATTGGACCCAAACTGGAAAGCGTACAATGCCACGTTGGAACACATTGCAAATCCTCCTTTGATGTTTAAGCCAAGTCTTTTGGCTAGAGCATGTAAAGATTGGTTGGACCCGATCCTTTTAGAGGCTGAACAGTGCAATTTGAGTTTGAGTCCATTGTCTTTGCGGGAATCCATCATGGGTGTTCCACGCAAAAGATTTTTGGATCCATTGCCCATGAGCACGGGAATGGGTTTTCCTGTTTTTGGACCAAAGAATAGGTGGTTTACTGACATCATCGAAGACGGAGTATTGGTTGATAGATTGCCTGCTCCTGAAGTTGTTGATGAATATGAACGTATGCTTGATTGTTGGCGACAAGGTGAGAGAGCATATCCTGTTTGCTCCGCAACATTGAAGGATGAACCCACGAAACTTGACAGTGAGAAAGTTAGGGTTTTCCAGGCTGCTCCCGTTGCAATGAGCTTGCACATACGAAGATACTTTCTTCCGATAATGAGATTTTTGTGTGGCAATCCAGTTCTTT